CTAGCGGGTAGGGCGGACAGCCTGGCCAATGCGCCTGTAGACCTTTTCCGTGATGACTTTTTCACTATGCCCCAGCAGGGAGCTTGCGGCGCCCAGGTCGGCAATGTCGCTGGCGGAGCGCGCCCGGATATCGCGGAACTGGAAGGCCTTGATGCGGCTGGCCAGCTCCTCGTCGCCAGCTTTTAGCGCCAGTTCCGCCGCAGCTTTCCGGGCGCCATCGAAGCGCAGGCGCAAATGCCACTTCTTGACCTGGCAACCATTCGGCAGCGCGACAATGAAGGTGGTGCGCGGCCGGTGCGGGCGCGCGTGGATGCGCTCGATGACCTTCGCCAGTTCGGACTTGATGCCGTCGTGCTCGAGCACGATGCGCAGCAGCTTGTTGCTCTTGCCCTGGCGCACCTGCAACGCCCCATCCTTCAAATCGCCGTCGCGCATCTTGAGCACGTCCGCAGGCCTCTGGCCGGTCAGGTAGTTCAGGTCCATGGCGTCCTGCAGCTCTTCACAGCCGGCGTTTCGCACCGCATCCCACACGGCTTTGTCGGCATAGAAGTCGCGTGGCACCTCTTTGTTCTTGCGCACACCCCTGCATGGGTTCTCGCGCTTGGTGTAGCCCCATTCCCGTGCCATATTGAACACATGCGACAGCAACGCGATTTCGCGGTTGGCACGCACCTTGGCGCTGCGCGCGTCGCGGTAGCGGGCAATGTCCTGTGGCGTGATGGCGTCGATAGGCGCGTTGTCGAAGACCGGGCGCAGCTGGCTCAACGAGCTGGAGTTCTCGCGTTGCGTGCTTGGCGCCTTGCCCGGCAGGATGTCGCGCACGTACTGCGCAAACACGTATTCCATGAGCGTGGCGTCGGTCGGGACTGGCTTGCACTCGTATTCTGCCCACAGGCGCTTGGCCTCGACCAAATCCGTGCCCAGCGGGTATTCCTTCCGGTTCCCGGCGTCGTCCCGGCCGTTGTAGTAGTAGCCGGTCCATGTTTCGCCCGATTTCAGCTTACGCACGCGGCGCAGCATGCGCGGCGGCAGTTTGTAGCCAGTGCTCTTAGGTCGCATCGTTTTCTTTCTTTTCTGTTAACGTACTTTGGAGAGGTCCGGCGCCCAGGCCGGCGTGCTTACCAGGCTGGCGGGATTGATGCCGCTCAAGCGCAACCTGGCGTACAGGCGCCCGATGATGGGTGCGCCGGCGCGGTTCTTGATGAAAGTCCAGCCGTTTTGCTGCAGCCATTTGATCTGATCCACTTTCCGGCAGCAGCCTGAAATGGTTTCCAGCTCTTCCGCAGTAAGGGTTTCGGACTGGATCGAATTGTCAAAAAGGTTATTCATTGGGCTGCGCTTTCGTTGTTGCGGGCGAGCATGCCTTGCTTTTGCTCGTGGCCAAGGCGAACGCTTCGGCCTCCGTGTATTGAGGGACTTCGGCGCCAGGTTTGCGGTAGTCGCGCAGCCGGCAAAACTCTCTGTATTGATTTTTTCTTTCTGTCACGTTTCTAGCGACCGATACAGGCTTAATATTTGCTTCTATTGCAGCCATGATATGATTTCTTTTTGATAAGGAAATTTATGGATGAGCAAGCGATAGCCGACACTTTGAAAAATTTAAAGGCGCAAGGCATTCCGTATGCGATTGAATGGATGAACGCGCCGCAAGAGCGCGACACGCGCCTAGCCGTCGCAAAATGGATCGGCGAGGAACAGCGCCGGGAGCAACAAATTCGAGAAGACGCCCAACGCAAGTTGACAGAGGAGGCGCTCACCGCCGCAAAAATTTCTGCTGAAACGTCGCGTGATGCCGCACTTGCAGCAAAGGAATCTGCGAAATGGACGATGTGGACAGCAGTTGCCGCGTTTATGGGGTTGGTAGTAACTTTCTTCCAAGCGGTAGGGTGGTGGCCTTTGTCAAGGTAACTCATAGCCGTACTGCCTTTCTACAAGCTATGCAGCAGCCATACTGAGCAAGCTGGCGCGCCGTGCTAGCCTTGCCGCAGGCGCAGCACTTGCGGATCAGCGAGTACACGGGCGCTGTCTGGTTGGCCAGGTGGTGGCGCTCGGTTTGGGCTGGGTTGGCGATCATGCTGCCACCGGCAGGGCGGGTCGGTTGGAAACGATGGCCGATAGCGGCACCGCCCGGAACATGCCCGGCCACTGGTGGTCCAGCTCCACCCATGCATGCAGCTCGCCATTGCCCACGTCGCGGCGCAGGTCGTTGACGGTGCCGGCCTGGTAGCCTTCGTCGGTATCGAATGTCACGCGGTCGCCCAAGGCGATTTGCCGCGGTGAATCGGTCAGGGTGGTCAGCATTACGGTGCTCCTTTCAGTTTGGCGGTAACGCCGCACACGCCGTAGCGGTCGATGGCGGCGTCGATCACGTCGCCGCTGGATGCGGCAACCTCAAAAAATTCAAAGCGTTCGGTTTGCGTGCGAACGATCACGGCAAAGGTGCTCATGTGCCATCCCCTTCAAGGGGCGGGGAGTCAGGGACGATCAGCCGGGGATAAGGGCAGGCGTTGACGGCCGCCCAGGCGGCAATCAGCGCTGTTTTTGCCTCGTCCGACAGGTTCGGCACGGGCGCCGCCGGCGGCGTGGCCGGGGCAGGGCGGTCGGGGTGCGTACAGTTATTTACACGAGTCCGAGGAATGGCAACCCCAACAGCCACCCCGCGCCCGCCTGTGGCCTGTACCGGCGTCCACGTATGGCGCACGGACTTGAAGACCACGCCGATCAGGGCGCTGCAGCGCACGCCGTAGGGCGTGGTGCGCAGCGTTTCGCCGTAGCGGCCGATGACGGTCTTTTCGTCCTTGGCCAGCGTGACGACCAGTTCCTTGCGCGGCACCAGTGCACCGCCCTGGGCGCGCAAGTATTCGGCCCAGCAGGCGCGCTTTTCGCCGTCGATCTTTTGCACGGCATCCCAGGCGCGGCGCATGGCGGCCGGCGCTTCGTTGAGCATGCTTTCCTCGATGCGGCGCAGTTCGCGCCACACGGTGACGGGCGCGCCGCCCCATTGCTGGAATTGACGGATGCCCCAGCACGCGGCCCAGGACTCGACGCGCGCCGATGGCGTCAGCTCGACATCGCCTTCGGTGTCGGCCGTGACGACGTAGCCTTCCTTGGTTTTGTGGTCGGCCACGCCGTCGATGTTCTTGGCCACGTACTTGGCGATGTAGCCGGCGGCGCTGCCCTTGGCCCAATCGATGCGTTTCACGTCCAGGCGGCGTGCGAAGGCGCCCGGTTCGCCACGGTCCACGCGCCAGGCGTAGCGCTTCATGATGCGGATGGCGCGGCCCGCTACGTCCTGCAGGTGGCCCGTCTTGTATTTTGCGGTGGGGCGTACAAACAGCAGCAAATGCCAATGCGGGCAGCCGTCGTGATGCGGTTCGGCGATGCGAAAGCCGTACAGGCCGATGCCCCGGCGCGCCAGCGCGGAGCGGCACAGCGATGTCATCTTGCCCAAATACGCGTTGGCCTCGCGCGGCGTCGAGCCGTCGAACTTGTCGTTCGGCTTGCCGCTGTGCTGCATGGCGTGGAAGCGCGATGGGCACGTCCAGGTGATGAAAATGCCCTGGTCGCCGCACTCGCGGGCGATCTGCTCAAAGCCGTTGATGCGCAACATCAGCTCACCGCGCCGGATGGCCTTGTTGGCGGTCGTTTTCTCGGCCAGCTCGGCGATGCTGAATTGCTGGCCGTTCTCGTTCTGCACCAGCGTGGCGGCCAGCGCTGCCGCGTTGCGCCGGTTTTGCGCCAGGCGCGACAGCACGGCGTCGTTGCTGGCGTAGGGTTCGCCGCGATAGTTCACATAGCCCAGGCGGATATTGCCCGCCTCGAAGGCGCGCTTGACGCGCTTGCGCAGTTGACGGCGCCACCAGCGGGCATCCACCAGGCGGGCGATGGTGTCGGCCAGCGCGTCGAACTCGGGCAGCTCGATGCCATACGAGGCGCATTCGTCTTCCATGATCTGCAGGGCGTGCGTTTCAGATATGGCCATCCACAGCATTCTGGTGACGCCAGAGGCAGCGCGCTCAGCGGTGGCCACGATGTCGGCATCGCTCTGCGACAAGTCGACGCCGGCCGGCACGTACTGGTCGGCAAATTCGCGCACAAAGCCGGTGGCGACGGATTCATAGACTTTGTACCAGGACGACCAGGCCATCTTGGCCAGGGCGGCCGTGATGACGCGGTTGCGCCATTTGTAGGGGATACGGGCCAGCTCGGGCGCGAACTGGGAGGATCGCAAGAAGGCTTCGTGACGCTGCGGGGCAGGCAGCAGGATTTGTTTAGATTGCATTCAACAGTCTTTCGTATACACGGATAGCGGCAGAGGTGGCGGCGCGCAACTCGATGCGTTCTTCCTCGGTAAAGGAGTGGATGGGCGATTCCCAGCGGTCGGCGTTCAGGCCGGCGGCGATCAGCACGGAGCGGCGCGCACCGCGCGGCGACAATCCCCAAGCCTGGGCCATGAAGGGCGCCAGGTTGCGCGGCTTGATGCTGCGTAGCCGGGCCTTGGCTTCGGCGATGGCGGCCAGCGCATGCCCGGCGCCCGGTGGCGTCGGCATGTCCTTGTCGCGCGCCGCCAGAATCTCGGCGGCAGGCTGGAAGGACAGGTGATTGTCAATAAGGGACGCCGGCATGGTTCAGTCCTTGATGGCGCCGATGGCCCGCAGCACGTCAGGGGTAATGACGATTAGGAGCGACAGCAGCCAGATGCCGCAGGTTTTGGCCAGGCGCAGCATTAGCGCGCTCCTTCCTTGGCAAAATACTTGGCCCAGTAAGTCAGCGTGCGCGACGAGCTGGTGCATTGCACGACGCCCGATTCGCTGGCGAACAGGTAGCGCAGTTCGATGGGCAAGCCACCTACCAGGGCGCGCTGGCTGTCTGGCAAGAAGAAGCCGCCATGCTGCAGCGCCTGCAGATCGCTGATGATGAAGGTCAGATTGGCCGCACCGTAGGCGTGATAGGTCTTGACGATCTCGCGGAGATAATCGGACAGCACGGCAATGCTGTCAGGAGTGCGGGTGCGAGTTTGAGCATTGGCCAGCAACAGGAAACAGGTTGGCGCGACAGGCACGACGCATTTTTCAAGGGCCGGACGGCCCGGTTTCGGCATTGCCGGGATGTCGGCGTGACTGGTGGCGTGCAGCGTGTTTTCCATCGGTTTTCCTTATTTCAGGTTGAACGAATCCCGCACGCTCAAAAAGGAGCGCTGCAGGGCACAGCAAAAGAGGGGTAGTTACGGCGGCCGGGTTACGGCGGCGCGAGGATCGGGATAGTCATCAGCAGCCCGCAGTCAGGTCAAGGGCCAGCTGGCTGGTGGCCGCTGTGCGCGCATGCTGGGACATCGGGATGCGGATATCCGGCTTGGGCATAGCGGACAGCGAGAGGGTGCGCAGCACTTCCAGGCCTGCCACGAAAGAGTGCCCGCACTCAGGGTTCTGACACATGTAGGTGATTTCCTTGAACATGGCGGACATCGTGCGGCTCTTGACGGCGCGGACGGTGTATTCGCAATGCGGGCAGGGCAGGCCGATGACTCTCATTTCAGCTTTCTTTCCACTTGGTACAGGGCGCGACCGCGACCTGTCATGTTTTTCGACTGTATGCGTAAGCGCGACTTGACGAGCCATTCAGCCGCCTGATCGATACTTGCCAGCCCCTGGCGCTGGCGCACGAGTTCCAGCACCGCGCGCTCTTCGTCATTGAGGTTAATTTGATGGTCTGGCATTTTCTGTAACTTTAGAGTTGCTCAAAAGTGACTCGGTTTAAACGCTGCGACGCTGTACGCTGTCGATGGTGGCGTCATCCAAGGCGATCACGGCCAGGGCTTCACGCATCACAATTTGGCGAACCAGCACCGCAAGCTCTTCGCCCTGGTAGTTGGCGATCGAGGAAACAAGCTGATGCTCGTAATCGTCCAGGCGCAGCATGACGCGGTGGCTGCGGATACGTTTTGCATCGGGGTACATGACGTTGTCCTTAGTGGGTGGGTTTGGAGGCGAGTTCGCGTTTGTAGTCGGCGAGTCCGCGCAGGATCAGGAAGCGGAGGAACCAGGCACGGGAGCGTTCAAGTTTCTCTGCGTAGCCTTCGACTTCGCTCACCTCGTCCGATGTCAGACGAACGCCAAGGGGCTTAGTCGTGACGCCCTTGGCAGTACGCCTCGCTATGGATACGTTTTTCATAATGTTATGATGTGTAATCGCTACAGGATGGCGTAACTATAGTATGTCAAAACATACTTGTCAACGTAGATGTATGGATAAAAATATTTTTGGTGATAGATTAAGGCAGGAGCGAACACGCTTGGGTCTTACACAAGAAGCGTTCGCGGCAATTGGTGGCGTGAAAAAACTCGCACAGATTAACTATGAGCAAGGAAAGACCTTACCCGATGCGGGCTACATGGTGGCGCTGGCAGGTATAGGAGTCGACTTGTCGTATGTGATGCTTGGCCTACCGGCCAGTAACGCTTTGACTGACGACGAGAACGAGTTGTTAGCGGGATATCGACGGCTAGATTTGCGAGGGAAGGCTCGTGTGCTTGGTGTTGTGGAAGGAATTGGAGAGCCAACAGTTACGTCGCCCTCCAGAACAGTCGAACGCAATACGCAAATGGTTTTCCATGGCAAAGTAGGCCAGCAAATTCATGGCGATGTCACGGCTCCCCAAACGATCAACGTTGGTCGCAAAAAAAAATCATCTACGTAAAGCACGGCGGAAAGATAGGCTATCGTTGATATGGTCAGCAGTTAGATGGAAAGTTGCAGCTCTAGCCCCTTTGCTCTTTGCATGCTGCTGGCCGCAATATAGATGCGAAACGATTACTTCCATGGCCGACAAGCCTGTCAAAAATTCATGTTATTTTGATGGCAAGGCATACACTGTCGGTGTTGTCATTGAGACAGCGCGAGGTATTAAATGCGAGTGTGCCTCAGCAACTTCTGATGGCCTACCGACTTGGGTAAGCGGCACATGGAGTTAGCTACAGGCGCGCTGATGTCAATGCCAGGCATCGGCCAAAATCAGAAGTGCTGCGCTGCCGTCGCTGTTACCTTGTCGCCATCAAAAGCTTCTTGTGACATTTTGCGTATTTTTGCGTTAGTCTGAATGTTATCCTCCGATTCGCAGGTTGCTGGCCGTATTGAGCCGGTACGCGTTTCACGAAGATTATGCAAAGATTAACTTACCTACTCGCGGCAGCCTTGACGCTGTCAGCTCCTGTTCTGGCAAATTCAGCGGCGAAAACTGTACCTCTTTCATCTGTTGAAGAGCGGCAGTGGATTGGCGCAGTAAAAGCGCATAAGACTGCAGATGGCAAGACTGTCGTGGAGGTGCTTAGCCGTGTTGAGAAACGTGCGGCTGGCCGTTTCAAAGTGGCTTCCTATGATGTGTTATACGATTGGAATGGACAGCCCAGCATGGTCGCAATATCGTATTGGATTGGCACAAAGCGTAAGCGAGATCTAGCGTTTTCAGATCTTGCCTATCCAATGAGTCGTAATGGAACGATTGCGAAAATTTCGCTTGTTGACCGGCCAACGCTCGCGGCTCTAGAAAAGGGAGTTGAAGCAATGCTTGCTGAGGTTGATGAACACTACTATATGGACTGTCCAGCTGACATGCCTTCGGATAATTGTTGAAAGATGCCCTGGCATTATTCTATACCTACGTGTTCGGTAGCGCATATGGGATCTGATAGAAGCAAATCATACTCTATGGAAAAAGTTCTATGAAAATCGCAGGTTTCTGAGCTAGTTCAGAATCAGAAGCACCTTGGTGGTTTAGGTGGTGTAGGCAGAGCATTGGTTTTTCTAAGTATGAAAATTAGATTTTCTATATTTAAGCTATGTTCTTGTTATCTTATTTAATTTATTAATTTATTGATGCTTTATTTTATGTGGGAAATGTATGGAAAAAAAATTATCTTTCGAGGAATTTAAATCTCAGCATAAAATAAATGACGATACTTGGGAACAAAGTGAATGTGATTGGAAAATATTGTGCGATATAGCTAATGATTTCGAGAAAAATCACGAGATTCTAAGTCGTTCCGCCGAGTTCTTCGCTCGCATCATTCAAACATTTCCCGGTGTTCATTCTGTTCGATGGCGTTTAAAGGAAACTTACCATTTGCTAGAGAAAATCGTCAGAAAACGTGCCAGTAAAGAAAAAAAATATGAAGATATCAATGTAGATAATTATTTTATTATAGTTACTGATTTAATTGGAATTCGAGCTTTACATCTTTTTAAGGATGAATATTTGGCTATAGATTCCTCCATTCGAGAAAAATGGCTGACAATTGAAACGCCAGTTATATATATTCGTGAGGGAGATGATCGTCCAACTGCTGAGTTTTCAAAAAAGAATGGTTTCAAGGTTAAGCAGCATCCGGCGGGCTATAGATCTGTACATTATGTTCTAGAAAGTTCGCCGATGAAAAATCGAGTGCTTGCGGAGGTCCAGGTTCGCACCATATTTGAAGAAGGTTGGAGCGAAATTGATCACAAAATTCGTTATCCAAATTTTTCAAAAGATGAATCAGTTAAATCATTTCTTGCGATTTTCAACAGATTAGCAGGAAGCGCTGATGAAATGGGTACTTTCGTTAAAGGTATGGTTCTTTCCATTAAGGAATACGCTGAGGAAAGTGCGATAATTCAAGCCGAATTAAATGCAGCTCAGTCAGATAGAGATGAGGCGTACCAAGAAATGGAGAAAATTGCTGGTGAGCTAAGTCGAGCGAAAGATATTAGCCAATCCGATAAAGAGAAAATTATTAATTTGAAACGAGAAATAGAGCGTTCAAAAGGTTCTGCGCGCATCGCGATCGTCGGAAAGCCAGAAATATCGAAATCTGTAAGGCCAACTACTTCAGTCATAGGAGGTGATAGTTTTCAAACGTCTCTGGCGAAGCTTTTGGCTTTAACAAACAATGGAAAATCTTCTACCAGCTTAGAGGAACGTTTGGAAAGTGAAAAGAAGAAAGTTGTAGATCGCAATAATTCTACTTTGACTCCAAGTGAATATTTCGCCAAGTTGGTTAAGAACCATGATTCCGATCTGGATAAACTAGTACGTAGATTTAAGAATCCAGAAAGTTAGCCGCTTAAATAATAATCTACGAAGGTAACGGGGTCAGGTCTGCCATTCGGACACGATCTTAGCCTTGGTGTCTAGACTCACAGAAAACTGTGTTGTACTAATTGTTTATACGGCACTATTAACTATGCTGCGTATGCATTTTGACTTTGAACTTACGCAGAGACTTCAGCTTGGGGATTCGTATAGCTGGGCCTGTGTCGGAATGGCAGACCTGCCCCTCAAACCCCTGACCCTCGAACCTTTGATTGCGGCCTCCTAATTACAATTCATGCCCCCAAGAACGATAAAAATGCTGCTTGGCACGCCGGATTGTATGGCCACTTTTGGGGCAACAGCGGCGCGGCGATTCTGATCGTAATACTTTTGCACTAGCAACATGCTATGCTGACTAGATCGGCCGCGACTGGCGAATAATGATGACTCTGTATCGACATTTGTTTTCTCATTAATTTAGTGCAATAAAAATAAATATATTTTAATAATTATAAGGTTGTAAATTTTTAATTCAATAGGGTAAGGGTATGGATATAAAGCACCAGGTTTTCGTATCGTCTACATATAAAGATTTAGTTGAACAGCGCAAAGCGGTAATTCATGCTCTTTTAGAATTGGACTGTATTCCTGCCGGGATGGAACTCTTCCCGGCCACAGACGAAGATGCTTGGAGTTTAATTAAAGAAGTAATAGATGGTTGCGATTATTACATGCTGTTAGTGGCTGGAAAATATGGTTCGGTTTCATCTTCTGGGATTAGCTATACCGAAATGGAGTTTGATTATGCTGTGGATACAGGCAAACCAATTTTAGTTTTCCTACATGAAAACTCAGATTCGTTGCCCTCTACCGTTACGGAGAAGAATCCAGAAATTCAAGCTAAGCTCGATGTTTTTAAGGAAAAAGCTAAGGCTAAACACTGTAAATTTTGGACATCGGCAGAAGATTTGGGTGGAAAAGTATCTCGTAGCTTGGTTCAGCTCAAGAAGCGTCATCCATCTCCAGGTTGGATACCGGGGCGCTATGCTGCCTCCTCAGATATGCTTCGAGAACTTGATGAATTACGTACCAAAGTTGCACAGCTAGAATTAGCTGCCGTCATGGTGTCTGATGGAGAAGATATATCACATCTCTCGCAAGGAGCAGATTTAGTGTATCTTAGTTGTGATTTAAAAAAGGATGCAGCTGGAAAAAAGGAGAATTTAATTTTGAAATGCTCATGGGATGAATTGCTTTCTTATTTTGGGGCAAATATGAGTGCAGAATGCACAGACAGAGAGATGATTCAGCGTTGTGCGCTATGCTTTTTTCATAGCATGTCAATTGATTTGCAAAAATTAAATTCATTTAAAGAAATTGTTATTCCATATGTTGTAGAGGATAAAATATTGGTGCAATTTCAGGCATTGGGATATATAGCGCCTGGAATAAAAAAGAGAGCGGTAGCTGATAGAGAAAGGTATTGGCGACTTACCCCCAAAGGAGAAAAGCACATGCTGAGTGTAAGAGCTCAACAGCGCTAGAAATCCTAATAAATACCCGCAGGCGAAAGCTACCGTTGAGCGTAGGTAAATGAGATACATTCACATCGTTTTTCCGCTGGCCACAGCCTGCGTAGGTTTCCAGGGTTCCTCGCTGTTCTCTCCGATTATGTCGCGCACTTCCTCGATACGCTTCCACGCATGCAGCGCCGCCCGCTTGGCGGCCTGCTTGCTCTTGTAAAGATGCTCCAGCGTCTTGAGCGTGCCCTTGGCACCGGCTTGCTCCTGCCCCGATTTTTTCTTCTTCGCCGCCACGTCCTTCCACCTTGCCACCACGCCCGTGATACCTTCGTCCGGGTCTTTCTCTTCCTCGCGCTCAGCCTCGACCGCTTCCGTTTTCGTCTCAAATTCCACTCGCGTGGTAAACCCGTTGCCGCCCAGGCTGTGCGTGACTTTGACCGATAGCCATTCGGTGGCGTCGATCTCGGGCTTGAAGCCGGTCACGGTCACGGGCGATTGCGGGAACACGGCCGGGTTGCCCAGGGCCAGGCTCATTTCAAAGGTGGCCAGGCCGCGCAGGATGCGCTGCCATTCGGCCACGGCCGCTGCGCGCGCGTCGGTTTCGTTGGCGAAGGTGGTGCGCAGGCGCTTGCTGTTGCCGGGCACGCCGGCCACCACGCTGCGGCGGCGCGCGTAGCGCTCGTCGTGCCAGAAGGCGCGCACGCCTGTGTAGGCGTCGCTCTCGGCGCTGTGGTAGCGGTGGCCGTCGCCCAGGGCGCGCGTGATGGGGATGACGGGCAGCGCCTTGCCGCTGGCGGTGCGGCTCTGGTTGATGGGAATGAACAGCAGGGTGTCATTCTTGACGGTGGCCACCGCGTCGTATTTCCTGCCCAGCCGGCGCAGGAAGGCCGCATCGCTTTCGTGGGTCTGGTCGATGTGCTCGATGGCGGTGTCGCGCAGGCGCGCCGACACGCCCGACGCCAGCTCGTTGCGAAAGGCGATGGCCTCGATGATGGCGCCCAGGGTGGTCTTGTGAAAGCTGTGCTCCTGCTGCTGCTTAAACGTGTCGATCAGGTTGGCCGACCTGGCGCGCAGGGTGATGGTGTCGGGCGCGCCGCTGTGCTCCACCTCGTCCACGGTGAACTTGCCCATATCCACCAGTCCGGTGGCTTGCCAGCCCAGTGCCAGGGCGATCTGCGCGCCGCGCGGCGGCAGGGCCAGTTTGCCGTCGCTGTCATCCAGGGAAATGTCGAGCTGGTCGCTCTCGTCGCCACGGCACAGGGTCAAGGTCAGATTGATCAGCCGCGGTGAAACGATGGCCGTCAAATCCTTGTCCTCAATGCTGACCTTGAAGGCGGGGATATGCTCGCTCATTTGAACTTGTCCGCCGCGCTGCCGATGGCGCCGCTGATGGTGCCGCCGATCTTGTCTTTCATCTCGCTGACCACGCCGCCGTATTTCGACGTGATGCCGCCGACCACGTTGCCCACCACGCTGCCCACGGCATTCTTGGCCGCGCCCGCGATGCTGCTGGTCATGCCGTCGATGCTGAGCATGTTTTTCAAGTCGCCGATGTCGCCCAGGCCGACCATGGCCAGCACGCCGTCGTCGTCGCGCTTGAGCGTAATCGAGAACTCGACGCGGCGCGCGCCGCCGCTGCCGTCCAGGATGGTGCGCCCCTCGGTCATGCTGGTGATGCGGTACGAGCCGAGTATGCGGCCCGTGCCTTGGATCAGAATCCACGATTTGCCCGTGTCGGCCATCATGCGCAGCGCATCGAGCGAATACAGGGAGCCGGTCAGTTCCGGCGCCACCCAGCCCGACAGCGTAATCGTGTCGTCGCCTGGCCCCACGTACTGGTGCGCGTCGCGCAGGCCCACGCGGGCCGTGCTGGCGTGCTTCCATTCCGTTTGCCGCTGCAACTCGTGATAGGCGAGGGTGGGCAGGCTGAACACGAACATTCCTAAAATCATCATCATGGTGTGCTTCTTTCTTTAATCGTGGTCGCGCAGGGACGAGCGGATGCGTGCCGCCTTTTCGCGGTCGCGCTGATCGAGCGCTACGCTCACAGCGCGCGCGATGGCCTGGGGATCGGTGCCGGCTTGCACATGGAAGGTGATTTCGATCTTGTCGCCCTGGATGGTCATGCCGGCACCAAAGCCGCCCACGGGCAGCGGGGCGCGCGTGTCGAAGGCGCTGGCCGGCAGGGCGATCGCCGTGCCGATGGCGATGCCGGCGCCCAATTGCGTCAGGCGCTGCGCCAGGCCGGAAACCTTGGCAATCGGCGCGCCCTCGCTGCGGTCCAGGCCCACGGCCAGGCCTTGCATGGTGTAGTCGCCGAGCTGGGCAAACACGCGGCTTGGGCTGTGGATGCCCAGCTTTTCCTTGAACCAGGCAATGGTGCTGGAACCGGCATTGCTGATGGCATCCTTGACGGCACCCATGGAGCCGGTGATGCCGTTGACCAGGCCGCGCAGGATGTTGGCGCCGAACTCGGTGAACTGCGCCGGCAGCTTGATGCCGAACCAGCTCATGACACCCGCGAACGCCTGGTAAAACACGCCGACCGGTGACCAGTTGATAATCAGGGCCGTGATGCTGCCCATGCCACCGGCGCAGACGGTACGCAGGCGCGACCAGATATCCGCGAAGAAGGCAGAAATAGGCGCCCAGGACGCGGTGATGCGCTGCAGGATGCTGGCGCCGAAGTCGGTGAACTTGGCCGGCAGCGTGATGCCGAACCAGCCCAGCACGCCCGCGAAGGCACGATAGAACAGGGCGAGCGGTGTCCAGTTGGCGATCAGGGCGCTGACGCCGCCAATGCCGCCGGCAAAGGCGGTCTTGATCTGCGACCAGATGCCGGTAAAGAAGCCGGCCAGCGGCGCCAGCCCCTTGGCGAAGCGCCCCCGGATGCTGGCCGCAAAATCGGTGAACCTGGCCGGCAGCGCGATGCCGAACCAGCCCAGCACGCCCGCGAAGGCGCGATAGAACAGACCCAGCGGTGACCAGTCGGCGATCAGGCTATTGATGCCGGTAAAGCCGCCGGCGAATGCCGCCTTGACGTCTGACCACAGGCCGCCGAAGAAAGCCTTGATCGGCTCCCAGTATTTGTAGATCAGGAAGGCGGCGCTGGCGATGACCGTGATGGCGATGCCAATCGGGGTCATCAAAAGTGCGCGGCCCAGCCACAGCACGGCGCGGCCGGCCCACATGAAGGCGCCGCCCAGGCCGCGCAGGATGGGCGTGAGCACGCCGCCCGTCACGCCGATTTTGGCGAACATGACGTGCAGCATGGCATATGGGCCGATCATGGCGGCAATGCCCAGCATCAGCGGGCCGAGTACCAGCATCAGGGCGGCCAGCACGGCAAAGGCCGTAATCATGACCTTGGCCACGGTCGGGTTGCGTTCCATGAAACCATTCAGGCGCTGCACGGCGCTGATGGCCAGCTCCAGCCCCTGGGCGTACAGCGGCAGGATTTTCTCGCCCATGGTCAGTTTCAAGTTGGCCAGCTTTGACTGCGCCTCCAGTTCCTTGCCGGCGGCCGAGTCGCGGCCCAGCTTGTCCAGTTGACCAATATCTGCGGCGCCACGGTTGAGTTTTTCGTTCTTGTGGATTTGCACGCGCTGCAAATACATCTGCGAGTACAGGTTCGACGCGGTGCGGTTGGAAAAGATGCTGCCGATGGCATCGAGAACCTGTTTCTTTTCCGTGATGCCTTTCTTGGCCAGTTGCGGCAACAGCACCTTTTCCAGCCATTCGAACTGGTTTTCGCGGAACAGCTCGGCGCCCAGCAGCGCGCCGGGATCGAGGAACGAGACTTGCCCGGCCTTGTCGTGCTTGACCTTGCTCTTGTCACCAATCAGACCGAACTCTTCCAGCTTCCTGGCAGAGCGCTTCGTCGTGCGGCCCTGGTACAAGTTCTGGTAGGCGCTCATCAGCGACGTGCCGACGCGGTTGCCGCTCATTTCCTGCACCAGCGGTTCCATCTGGTAGTAAAAGGCGTCATCTTTCAAGCCCTTGGCCGCGATGCCGCCGGTCTTGATCATGTTCAGCCATTCATTCGGGCCGACGCGCCCGCCCGTGGCCGTGATGACCTGCTGCACGATATTGGCCTGGGCTTCGAACTTTTCCTTGCTCTCCAGACCGCCGCGCAGCTCGATCACCTTGAGCATGTCCATGAACTTGCGTTCGTTGTCGACGCCTTCGGCCTCGCCAAAGAAGGCGTGATTGGCAAACTTCATCTTGGCCAGGGTAGGGGCGACCATTTCCGCGTGGTGGACGTCGGCAAAGGCGCTCATGCCGTCGCGCATGAGCTGCAGGTTGTCGAGCTGACTGGTGCCGTAGGTTTTCATGTTGCGCGCAAAGGCAACGGCCTCGGCTGACACTTTGTCGCCCAGGCCCAGGGCGTTGACGCGGCCCACTTCCGTTTGATAGTGCTTGGCCTCGTTCAGTCCCTTGATGACGGGCGCGCCCATGACGGCGCCCGTGGCGGTGGCGCCAGCGCCGGCCATGGCCATGTTGCCCGCCTTGTTGCGCAGCTTGTCGGCATGCTGGGTGGCGTTGGTGACGCGCTGCTGCTTGGCGGCAGAGGCGGCCAGGCGCTTTTGTTGCGAAGCCAGTTCAACGTTCGTCAGCTGGATGCTGTTTTTTAACCACTCCTGCGCCTTGCCCAGTTGGCGCGTATCGATGCCTGCGTCTTTTAGGCTGGTACGCAGGACGCGGAATTGCTGGCTTTGTTCGCGGCCTTTCAGCGTCAATGCCTGCGTGACTTTGACTGCCGCGTTAAATTCGCGCGTCAGAGCGCGCGTGGGCGTCGTGGTCTGCTTCATTTTCGCAGCAAGATCATTCAGTTTGTCTTGCGCTTCTTTCAGCTTGGTACGCGTCGCATTGATACCGCTATGCAGTTCGCGGAATTTCCCCAAGTTTCTCTGCTGGGTGTTCAGCTCGCGCAAACGGTCGCTGGTCGCTTTCAACGCCTTGGCCGTGTTGCTGGAACCGCTCATGATTTTTTTCAGCGGGCCGGTAATCTTGTCCAGTGCCGCAAATACCACCTGTAGTTTCAAATCCCGACCAGCCATCTATTCCGCTCCGCTTCGCAGCCGGGCGCGTTCGCGCCAGGCCATCAGTTCATCAATCGTAAAGCCGTCCATCGCTGCCGGCGTCCAGTGGAAGACGCCGGCAATGTCGGCCATGGCGTCTTCTACTTCGCCGGGGATACCGAAAGGCGATCTGCTTTGCTCGCCAAAAAACCGCCCACCTCGGCGCCCACGGCCAGCAGGTCGGCCGGGTCCATGTTGGCGATGTCGTGTGCGGTCAAGGTTGGCTCGGTGATGCGCGGCAGCACGATCTGCAGGGCCGACACGTTCAGGTTGGCCAGCTCGATCAGGGAAATGCCGCGCAGGGCGCCCGCTTTGGGCTTGCGCACGGTGAGCGAGGTGATGAAGGTGTCGCCGCGCTTGATCGGCTCGTCCAGTTCGATGACGGCGCTGTTTTGGGTATCGTTGTTCATTGTGGTTTCCTTGTGGTTTGGTGGTAAGTAAAAGGGGATTACAGGCCGATGGCCTTGCGGATGGCCGCATTCGTGTCGCCGCCGCCGAAGTTCTCGGTGCCGCTCATGAAGTCCAGTTCGATGACGGTGGCGCCGTCGATCATCAGCTTGTAATAGCTGCAAGCCATGGTGTATTTGTGCGTGGTGTCGTCGCCCATCTTGGCGCCGCCCATATCGATTTCCTTGTAACGGCCGCGCACGACGACCTCGACGGCGGCAACCGTGCCCTCATCGTCTTCCTGGTAGGCGCCGGCAAAGCGCAGTTGCACGGCGCCGTGCGCGTGGGCGCCGTACTGTTTCAGGGCTTCGGCGATCAGGCCGCCGCCGCTCCATTCCAGCGACAGCGCCTCGTTGCCGAAGTCAACGGACACGGGGCCGCTCATGCCGCCGGCGCGGTACTCTTCCATCTTGCGGCTGAGCTTGGGCAAGGTGACTTCGGGCACCATGCCCATGAAAGAGACGCCGTTCTGGAACAAGTTAAAATTTTTCAGTTTGCGGGGCAGTCCCATAATTTCTCCAGTATTTCAATGCGCCCGCGCTGGCGCGGGCAGGGTGGTGATAGCGATTACGCAGCGATGCGCGAGGCGAAGTCGGCCAGGTAGCGGTCGGTGATGCGCTGCTGGAATTTCAGGTTTTCCAGCGGCGGCACGGGCGTGTAGTCGTAATCGATGGCCAGCTTGCCGTCTTTCAGGCCCGTCTTGTCGTTGTATTGCTCGTCATACCAGGCGTGGCCGTCGATGATGTAGCCCTGCAATTTCAGGTCGCGGAACTTGGCGTTGATGCTTTCCAGCAGGTCGCGCACCAGGGACGGGTGCAAGGGCACGTCGACATAGGCGAAATGCGCTTCGGCGATGGTGTCGGCCAGCACCTGGGCCGTGCGCGTGTAGCTTTCGAAATAGAAGAAGCCGCCCTGTTCCTCGCAGGTGCGCGAACCCCAGAAGCGATAGCCGCCCATGTTAATCAGGGTGGTCACTTCCTTGGCGTTGAGCACGCCCGCATCGGTGGCCGGGTCTTGCAAGTCGAAAAACACGTCCTTGGTGATGCCGGTCGGGCCGTTGACGACCACGTTAGACAGCGTTTTGTGCCAGCCCGTTTCCTCGTCAATCTTGGCACGCAGGCCCATGGCGTAGGCGACGGCGGAAATGCTGGCTTCTTCATCGGTGGCGGTGTTCCAGTCGACAAAGTCCGGCCAGATCATCATGACTTCGCGCTGGCCGAACTGGCCGCGATAGGCGATGGCCGCCGGGACGGTGGCGCAGCCATAGGCCGACGCATACACGAAGGCGCGCAGGCGCTGTGCCACGCTGGCCAGGGCATTGGTGACGGCCTGGGTGTCCAGCCCCGGCGCGCCCAGGATGCGCGGCTTCACGCCCAGCTTGCTTTGCGCGGCCAGCAGCGCCTTGGCGCCCAGGTATTTGCCGTCCGGCGACACGCCGCCCACGGCATTGGTGGTGGTTTCCGCTTCCGTTTCGCCTTCGGCCACGCGCACCACGACGGTCAGGGGCTTGGTTTGTGCGGCGATGGCTTCCAGCGCGCGATACAGGGTGCCGGTCTTGCCGGCCTTGCCCATGGCGGCCAGCACGTTGGTGACGAGCACGGGCGTGTCGAGCGGGAATGCTGCCGGGTCGGCATCGTCGGCTGTGGCGATCAGGCCCAGCACGGCGGTGGATACGGTGCGGATCGGGCGCGAACCCTCGTTGATTTCGATGACGCGCACGCCATGGTGGTAGTCGGTGGGCATGGTTACTCCTGTCAGTGGTATTTAGAAAATGATCAATATGGCTCAGGCAATTCCTGAGGTGAACGCCGGGAGCAGCCGCTCAGGCGCGCTCTCGATAATGGCGAGGTAGGCGTCATGGATTGCCGCCGCCAGTGCGTCGCTATCTGTCGCAGCAACTACGTTCGGGACGGTGGTGATATCCAGTAATGCCTGGCGTGCGGCGATGACTGCCTGTACCAGTTCGCTGTCAGCTGATTGCATGGCCGCAAATCCGACGCCAGCGATACGATTCAATATGTCGTCACGGCTGGCGCGAACCGCGCCGAGATAGGCTGCGGCCTGGTCGGCGAATGGCGTTGGTTCCGGCGCGGCAATGATCAGCCGCCCATCGACAAAATGAAATGTGTGGCCGAGCGGTCGCTTCATCGCTGTGTCAAAATCTGCCCAATCGACCGCAATTGCATCGGTGGGCAGAGTGTCCCCGTAATCGATATCGAGTGGATAAAATGAACCTGTCATTTCCGAATACCTGATTTTCAAACTCATCATCGTTCCTTGTTATTTGCCGACTGCACGCCAGCGCATCGGCTGCTGAGAGGCCGAGCCCTGGAATAAACTAAACTGCGTAGTTGCGCCAGGCTGAAAATCAGTGCCTGCAATTGCGCCGGGCGCAGCCGCCCCGGCCATGACGGCGACAACCTGTAAAACTGCGGATGTGAAGGGGATAGGGAATGTCACAGGCGTCGCGACGTTAGCAGCAGATACCAATGCCACTCCCCATTGCTCTATATATCCTCCGGGCAACTGCTTATAGCCATTAGGCGTCAATGACGATGAAAACGACGACGAAAACTGTAACTGAGCGCTGCCGCCTATGCCCATCCAGCCAATAGTCGTGGCGATTAATCGCAAGGTATCGCCAGGCGCCATCGTCAGCGATACCTGTGGGGCCGATTGATTGACGAATATAAAATCTGCTCCCTGCCGTAACAGATTAACGATTCCCCCGGAAAAATTAGCGAACTCGACAATCTGTCCATTGGGCAGCGTCGATATCAATGGCAAATTCACGCTAAATGTACCTGCGCCAAAAAACTCGATCATCCCGGCGCATTGGACCGGCGTGATGGTTGCTGTGCTATTTAGTTGAGTTAAACCGGATAAATTTTCACCAGCTTTCGGTTTATATTGCGGATGCGGATCGGTAGCCGCTGCGTGCTTGGCCACTTGCTGGTCGCCGTAGGTGCGCGCGCTGGTGACTTGTTGATCGACGTAGGTGACTTTTGCCAGGAGCGGGTGCGCGTCAGTGGCAGCTTGGTGCTTGGCCAGTTGCTGGTCGCCGTAGGTGCGTGCGCTGGTGTCTTGCTGATCAACGTAGGCGACCTTCGCCAACAGCGGATGCGGGTCGGCGGCAGCCTGATGCTTGGCCAGTTGCTGATCGCCATAGGCGCGTGCGCTGGCGTCTTGCTGATCGACGTAGGTGACCTTCGCCAGAAGCGGGTGCGGGTCGGCGGCCGCCTGATGCTTGGCCAGTTGCTGATCGCCATAGGTGCGCGCGCTGGCGTCTTGCTGATCGACGTAGGTGACTTTTGCCAGGAGCGGGTGCGCGTCAGTGGCAGCTTGGTGCTTGGCCAGTTGCTGGTCGCCGTAGGTGCGTGCGCTGGTGTCCTGCTGATCGACGTAGGTGACTTTTGCCAGCAGCGGGTGCGGGTCGGCGGCCGCCTGGTGTTTGGCCAGTTGCTGGTCACTATAGGTGCGTGCACTGGTGTCCTGTTGATCGACGTAGGTGACCTTTGCCAGCAGCGGGTGCGGGTCGGCAGCAGCCTGGTGCTTGGCCAGTTGCTGGTCGCCGTAGGTGCGTGCGCTGGTGTCCTGCTGATCGACGTAGGTGACTTTTGCCAGGAGCGGGTGCGGGTCGACAGCGGCCAGATGCTTGGCCAGTTGCGCGTCGCTGTAGGCGCGCACAGTAATGTCCTGGTCATCGACATACTTGCGCGTGGCCAGAACGATGGACGGGTCGATTTTTAGCTCGATAGCGGCCGTGCTGGCGACGATCAGTACGATGCGCACCACCTGCATGCGGCCGCTACCTTCCGCCATCAGTGGCTTGTAGCTGGGCGGGCAGTTGGCCACGGCGCACAGGTCGCCTGCCTCGTCATAAATGCCGAGTTCGCGCATCCACCAGCCGCCCACATTCTCGGGCAAGACTTGCTCGGCAATGATCTGGCTGGTGTTGTCCGGGTCTTTGTCCAGCTTGTTCAGGTCGGCGCGGTGCACCTCGCGCACAAGCGCCTTTTGTCCTCGGTCGGGAACCGGTAGGGTGCCGTTACCGTCACCTACGCCCATTTTTTTGAGTTTCAGGGTTTGGCCCAGGGCGATGGCATTGGCCAGCTTGGCCTCGCCCACCTGGGTCAGAATTGCGAAATATGTGCTCATGGATAGATGGTCATGGTGTCGATGGTATGGGATGCGCCGGCCTGCAACAGCGTGCCGCGCACTTCGATGGTTTCCGCGATCCACGGATACACGGTCATGACGTCGCCGTGGTACGCGGCAATGCCGGTGTAAACCGTGCCGCGAGTTTCCAGATACAGCGCCAGGCCCGTCATGTGACGGCTAACGGGTTTGGCGTCGGCAATCAGGCGCTCCATTTCCTGAAACATGGCGTCCGTGATACCCGTGTCCAGCACGCCGACGTCGAGGCGGAACGTGCCCGGCACGCCCGGTGGCGTGGTCTGCCACCATTCGGTGATGCGGATCAAATAGCCCAGGGACTCCACCACGCGGCGCACGGCGGCAATCGTGCCCTTGTGCTTGTGGATGAAATAGGCCGCCTTGATGGCGCCGCGCTTGATCGATTCGGGCCAGGCATCGTCCCAGCGGTCGACGGAACAGGCCCAGGCCAGGAACGGCAACAAGTTGACCGGGCAGCGGTCGGCGTTCCATAGATCGCGCAGCGGCACGGGCACGTTGACCAGCTCGGCGCAGGCCACGGCAATGGCGCGCTCCAGCGCCGTGGTATTGGGCGGCAGGGTCGGCACAACCTTATTCATCGAGCACCACGACATTGAGCTTAATGGCCGTGCAGCGCGCGGCCTGGGTGGCGTTCAGTTCAATATCCGCCGCCGGGCTGGTCAAGACGACCTTGCGCACGCCCTCGACGTGCACGGCGGCGCTGCAGGCGGAACGATAGATGCTGTGCCCCAGCGGGCGGCGCGGCTGCGACACGCGCACGGCGTTGGCGTGCGCGGCGTCCAGCAGAATCGGCACTTCCGGGCCGACGCCGATAAACAAGGTGGCCTCGATCTGGTAGTCGATGACCTGGGCGGCTTGCACCGTCAGGCGGTCGCCCAGGGGGCGCACTTCCTCGGCGTTAAGCGCGCGCGCCACGGTGGCCAACAGGTCGGCGCTAGCGATGCCGGTGGCATCATTGGCCAGCACCGTGACGGTGACGCTGGCCGGCGCCGGGCTGGTGGCGCTCGCGTCCTTGACGCGGCCGTCGCTGCTGCGGGCGTGGAATTCGTAGGACGCTTTCGGGCCGGCCACGGACAGGCCGTCCGGCGCTTCCTGGATGCGCAGGCGGTAGGCGTCGTTGTCTTCCATGACGGCGGCCACGGGCGGCAGAGCGTTGGGATTTGCCGGCGTGATGACCAGGCGCGCCACGTTCACGTTGGCGCCCAACTGGTCCAGGTCGCCGTCGAGGGCAAAGGCCAGCATGACGGCCTTGCCCGCCTCGTTGACGCGGTTGCGCAGGATGGTTTCTTGATAGCTGTTCTCTTCCAGCAGTTTGGTGGCCGGTTCCGATTCCAGCTCCAGCAGGGCCGTGACGGCCGCGCGCTCGGCTTCCGGCAGCAGGCTGACCAGGTGCGTCTTGCGGCTGGCCAGGATGGCTTCGAAGTCCAGCACTTCGACCACGCTGGGCGCGGGCAATTGGGTCAGGTCGATGGGCGTGCTCATACGCCGCCGCCTTGCTTGACGGGCACGGACAGGGTGATGCCCTGGCCATTCGCTGTGCCGTCGAGCAGCAGGGCGATGGCGCCGTCCGTGTCGCGCGTGAGCTGCACGCTGGCGAGCTGCAAACGCGGCTCCCAGCGGCGCAGGGCAAAGGCGGTGGCCGCGTAGATGCGCAATTGCGTCGCGCTGTTCAGGGGCTGGTCGATCAGCTCGGGCACTTCGGAGCCATAGCGTCGGCGCCGGATGCGCGAGCCGATTGGCGTCGTGAGAATGTCGGTTATCGACTGGCGCAGGTGGCCCAGGCCCGTCAGGCTGCGCCCGTTGGCGGCGTGCATGCCCATCATGCTTGTGGCCCGCCCGACTGGTCGCTGCCGGCCCGGACGCCGCCGTGCGGATGCTTTGCCAGGCTGATGGCACCGGCCAGCACGTCTTCGCTGGCTTTGATCGTCCCTTGCACGGCCATGGCCACGCCGCCAGCGGCGCCAGCCTTGGCGTTCACGCCGCCGTTCAGGGCGGTGGCGCCGTTGACGATCAGGTTTTTCGTGACGATCAGGTCGCCCGTGCAAATGGTGCTCGGTGCGTTCGACGTGACCTTGTCGGCGGTGATGATGGCAGTGCCGCCGGGTAGCGTGGCCGTCAGGGCATGGGCCGCATGGTCATACTGCACCACGGCGCCGTCGGGGTAATGCGTGGTGTGGATGCTGTTGCTGGCTTCGGGCGCGTCAAACGCCTGCGAGTACAGCGCTGGCAGGATGATGCCGCGCGTCAGGTCTCCGCCCGGCGAAAAGACGATCACCTGTTCGCCGACTGTCGGCGCCGACCAGGTGCGCGTGTTGCCGGCGTGCCGCGTGGCCCATTTCAGCCATTCGGTGGTGAGCGTCGGCCCGAGCCGTACGCGCGCCTTGGCCCCTTTGACCTCGGCGATGGTGCCCAGGCGGATCAGGTTTTGCAGCAAGCGGAGGAGGTCGGACAGGTCGGCGTTCATGCAGTGCATGTTGCCGAAGTCCGCGTTCGGATGCACGCGGGGGCGGGTTGATATGCGGCTTAGCGACTATGGAAATCTTTGATATGCCTCTAGAATTTCCTTGATATTCATGCACTATCCCCCGTCATTTTTTCCCGTACGAAGCATCATTGATAATCTATTATCACAATAGAATTTATGTTCAGGGCGGCATTTTTAGATGAATTTCGTAAAAATTTCAAATTAAGATTTAATAATTTCGAAGTGATATTTTATTTGGTTGACTTGCGTAATTTAAGAGGAAAAAATTTAAATTTACCTTATTTTTTGCATGAGAAAATGTTGGTTCGGTGATTTTTGGTGATTTTTTGATATCCAATAGTAAGGTACTATAAATTTTCGTTTGTCAAAAATGAAAGCCAAAGGAGAGTGAGTGAAAACTATATTAGTTGTGTTAATTGTAATTTTAGATATTATCTTTTCAAGTGCGCTTGCTAATTCATTGGATGAGCGAGAGGGAGATCTGCAAGATATTGTAATTTCAAGTGTTGCACAAAATCCGCAACCAATCATCGATAGGTATACAGGGCAGTATTCGGGAAACAATGTTGTTGCACTATGTCTTTCAGGGCAAGAATCAGCGATATGTGAAAGTGTAAAAATTCCGGAAAAGGTCGGGAAGGTAACGGAAATAGTATTTGGAAATTTTAGTCAGAAGTATGATGCAAGTTGGCTTGCATTTACTAACGAAGCCGTTAGTTTTTGTGTTGCGGAAGGCCGATATTTATCGGTTCGATGCAAAAGTGTAGGATTGATAAACTACAATGGGGTAGATATTACATTTGATAGAAAGCGTACGGGAATTCCTTCGTTAGTCTTTAGTTCGACAAAAGTTAGAAAAAATTACATCCAACGCGTTGCAAATAGTTTCTTGAATCGCGTGTACGCCGCTGCCAATGAATTGGAGTTGTCTTCGGATGCCATGCCAACTAGTTCAAAATGCATCAAGGGAAACTGTGAAATTTCAATACAGCGTGAAGTTGATGTTGAAATTCCAATAGTTGAAATTACTGCTCCTTTTCCTGACTCACCATTCGATGGAGGTGGGTTCGTAATAGTTCCAGTTATCTTTGGTGACCCATTACAAGTGCCTGACCCATTGCCAAGTGGAGTTGCCCCAAGCGACATCTTAAAAGCTCGAGATCCTGTTGGCATGGCTGCTTGTACTGCAGGATATTATCGTACTTGGGGAATAATGGTTCAAGGATGTGTTGGTCTCAAAAATGCAAATCGTACGCGGATGTGCTTCGAAAAAGCTATGGCCGCATATTGGTACAATCTTGAGAACGAATGTTACGCTAAATATTATTAAATTTTTTGAAAGGCAGCCGATGGATCTAATCGGCTGCTTTTTGCCCTAGTGGGGGAAGTAAGCTTTTAAGATCATCTTCCTCTCCGTCAAACCAAGAGAAACCCCATCCAAATTTTTTACGTATTCTCAATTCCATATATATCATATTCATAGCTAGTTGCATGGCATGCCAACTATCGACTCCAGCGACATTTTTTGGCTCGTTAAATATTTTATCTATAAAAACCTCACAGCTCCAATGGTTTTCCGACATACGTTGCGGAATGCCAATACTCAAAAAAGTATCAAATTTTTCTCCATCTGGCGCCGTAGCACAAAAAACGCGTTTCATAAGATATCCTTGCTTTTCGGTATTGTTGTAAGTTAATAAATTTTATAATTATTGTGGGATTGATATTTTTATGGTGCAATGCTGACTGTGCGACTTATGTTCAGTAGTTATTTGATGTGATGTTTTAAGGCTGTATCATAATTGATAGCCATTTCAATGATAACTTTCCTATATGCCAATGGTGGTTGGGTGCGTTCAATGCGACACAACTTTAACTCATTTGATAACTAATGTCAGTTGAAGTTTACATTGGAGTATCTTAGCTTTTTTCGATGTGACGCAGCAACGATTCGCGTATCAACGTCCGATCCGGTTCATTCAAGCCCAACAGCGGCCGCTCCGGGTACTTGTGCAGTGGCCCTTTTTTCGACAAGCGGTCTCGCTGGCCAAACTGATGCACATGCGCCACACGCGCCACCCAGCCAAAAAAGCCGACCTCTATCTGGTCGCCGGTCGCTTTTACTTTCAGGTGTTTGGCGGTACGAATCTTGGCGAACATGGCCGCCTTCTGCCGCTTGATCCGTCCATTCTTCCCCTTGAATTCCTTGCGCCGCTTGCGCGCCGGGTAGGCTGTGCCATCCGGCCCCTGCTGGGCCTTGATGCGCTGCGCCTGGCTACGGCGCAGGTCGATGGCCACCTTGTGATTGATGGCGCGGCGCTGGGCTGGCTGCAGCTTGGCCAGCAGCGCGCCGGCCCAGGCTTCCAGCGCGTGCAGGTCGCCGCTCATGGCGTGGCCTCGGGCGTGCGCCATTCGGCCAGCAGGGTGTCGCCGTTATACAGCTTCCAGAACTCGTCCGCGTAGGCCGGCATGTGCTGTATCTCGGCCAGGTGTTTGATGTCCAGGCGGCCGGCCTCGCCGGTCTTGACGGCCACGCGTTCGGTCAGGTCCAGCTTGATCGAGATATCGACCGTTTCATGGTTGTTGAAATCGACTTCGAAGGCGATGCCGTGCTTGCGCGTTTCCTCGTTGGCCATCAGGTCGAGCTGGTGGACTTTCAGCCAGGCGATCAGGGCCACCATGATGGCGTCGGCGTCGCCCGCGTAATCGGTGACGATCAGGTTGAGCTTGAAGCGGTATTCGAAGGAGAGGGAGGCGGTGGCCGATGCCACCACGTTGCCCTCGTCGGCGAAAACCAGCAGGCGGTCGGGGTCGCGCTGCAGGTCGGGGATGGCGGCGGCTAAGTGCTGGCGCAGGCTATTCGGTTTGTACATGGTAGGTGTCTCGCACGGTGTTGTAGGCGTCGATGCAGGCGTTCAGCTGGCGGGTGGCGTCGTCGCCGTCGCCGGCAATGGCGTCAAGAGCTGCCGCAGTCGCCGGGTCAAGTTCGGCGCGCGCTTGGTGGCGATGGCCTGCGGCAGCGGAGGTATCTGCAGTTGCGGCGCACTGGCCGCCGGCGATGGGGATTGACAGGCGCACAGCGCCGCTGCGCACGTCAGCATTGAAATGGTCGCGTTCAGTTTTCGCATGGGTTTGCTCCTGGGTGAGGTGGTCGGCGCGCTGCGCCAGGGCGGCGCCGGCCGCGCGCTCCAGCGAGAGCACGCGGGCCGTGGCCTGGGCCAGTGCGGTGGCGGCGGTGGTCTTGCTGGTGGCCGCCTGCCGTTGCAGTTCGGCGATGCTGGCGTCCTTGCGCCAGCCCTGCGCCATCCAGCCCGCCAGGGCGCCGCACAGCAGGCAGGCGGCCAGCGGGCGCCATGTGGTCGCGGTCACATGGCCACCCGTTCCTTGATCCAGCCGAACAGGAAACGGCGCTGGGTCTTGTTGGCTTCCGTGATTTCCAGGTAGCGCGCCGCCTGCAATCCGTTCAAGGCGCGCAGCAGCACGGCCGCGCCGTCCTGGCCGCGCCATTTCAGGAAGGCGGCCAGCGCGCCTAGGGACTGTTCGCCCAGGTGGCCATCGACAACCAGGATGGGATAGCGTGCGCCCGTGTCATTGAAACCGTTCAGCCAGCGCTGCAGGAACTCGGCCGCGCGGTGCGGCCCCATGTTCACGCCCGTGTCGATCAGTTCGGCGCCGATGCCGGCATGCAGAGCCAGCACCTGGTCGAACTTGGGTTCCGTGATGTAGCGCGCCGTGTAGATGGCGCGCGCCACCGCCACGGGCAGGTCGCGCATCGGCCCCGTGTAGCCGTTGGCGCGCGCCACGGCCACGGTGATGCCGTAATTGGTTTCGCCGCCTTTGTCTTGCGTGTCGTTCACATAACCGCCTTCGGCGCGCAAGATGGCGTCGATGATGCGCGCGATGAGTGGGTTTTCCATGGTGACCATCAATGCTCCTTCGCGTCTTTGACCAGCTCGGCGATGTCCTTGTCGCTGCGGCGCTGGAACCACAGGGCCACGGCGCGCGATACCCACCAGCCGGGGGCGCCGACGATCAGATCGATGGCGGACGCGTTGACCATGGCGCCGATGGCGGGGAGCTGGGCGCACAGGAGCTGGTACACGGTGCCGCCCAGCAGGCACGAGAATACGCCCGCGCAGGCCAGGCGGGCGACGAATTCGCCCTTGTTGAAGGTGCCGTCGCTGTTCAACGGCGGCAGCACGATGTACAGCATGGCGGCGCCGACCATGCCCAGCGCGGCCTTGAAGCCGTACAGTTTGACCAGGGTGGCGAAACCACCAAACGATTCTGCGGACATTGCTTGATTCTCCGGGGTAAAGTTAGATAGATTTTTCATGATGGATAAAAGGGTGAATGCCAGGATCAGTCCCATAGCTGCACGATGTCAGCAAGCTGGCCCGTGCTGGGCGTCGGCTCGGGCAGGGTGACGACCAGGCCCGCCGGCAGCACGGCGCCGTGGCGCGCCAGCGCGGGATTCATTTCCAGGGTGTGCTCGACGTATCCCGCGCCGTCGCCCAGGTAGCGCCACACCAGGGCGTCTACCGTGTCGTGCTGCCGCGTGCGCACCTGCATCAGATCAATTCCACGGTGAGGTGCGTGCGGCCGACCATATCGGCGATGGCCCATTGCGCGTTGCGACGCTGCGCGCCGGGCGCCTCGTCCAGCCATTCCATGCTTTTCTTGTCGCTGACGGAGGTGGCCGTGCTGTCGTAGTCGCGGTAACGTTCGATCAGATCGGCTTTGGCCGTGCTGTAGACGGCGCGCCGGTACTGCGCCACCAGGCGGGATTCGCGGTTGATGCGCGTGGCCGGCACGTCGACCAGGGCGGCAATACCGGCTGCGGCCTGCTTGCCCTGCCAGTCGGCCAGCTCGCGGTTGACGTGCAAAATGGCATCGACCACGGCTTGCACCAGGCGCGCGTCGGTGACGGTGCCATCGAGGCGCATGGCGTCGCGCATATCGGTAAGCAGGATGTCGGGAAACCAGCCGTCGTTCTCGATGATGCCGGCGGCAGGCGCCGGCGGCGCCGGGGCGGTGCCAGGCTGGGTTGACGGGGGCAGGGCCATGAAGGACATACGGGCGCTTTCAAAAATGGGGCGGTGGACGGGGTTCATCAGGCTGATGGATTAGCCAGAATTCCCCCGTGCCGCCGTGCTGCGGGGGATGCGCTTTACGTGGAACCGGCCGCGCGCTTAATGCGCCGTTCCAGCTTTTCCATATCTTTCTTGACGCCGCACGACTCGGACAGGGCGCGGGCACGTTTCAGCTGGCCCATGGCCGTTTCCGCCTGCGCCACCAGCGCCGGGGCGATGTCCGTGTCGTCGGCCTGGTCCAGCACGGTGATCATGGCCAGGCCGATGGCCTTGTGCAGCTTGGCGCGCGCCTGGTCCGGCGCGTCGCTGGCGGCCGTCAACTGTTCGACGGTGCCCAGCACCTGGGCCGCGTGCTGCGGATCGCTGGCCAGCTTGCCGTGCAGGAAGCCCTCGGCAAATTCGTCCAGCATCAGGGTGGCGATGTCGCGGCTATAGGTATCGGGCAAGGTGAACTTGTGCGCCAGCGCGTATTCGGCCATGACCAGGGCGCGCGCGTACTCGCCCGTGTCGATGTGCCATACCAGCAAGGTGGCGAACACGTCATCCTGGGCGCCCTTGCCTCCGGCCAGCACGCCGTCAATCCATTGCGCGTAATCCGGCAACAAGGTGGCCTTGACCTCGATCTTGCGTTCCACCGACTGGATGGCTTTCAGGCGGCGCCTGTCGTCGGCCAGCTTGTAGAGCATCATTTCGTAGGCTGTGCCGGTGGTCACACCCTGCGGCGCGGCGGCGCCGGCCGTGCGCTCGGCCAGCATGCGCGCGCGGTGGCGCAGGGCAGGTGATTGATTACTCATCACTTGTCTTTCAGCTCGATGTTTTCCACCAGCGCGGCCAGGCCCAGGTCTTCGATCACGTAGGCGTCATTCGATGACTCGTAGTTCTCGATGCGGTCGCGCTTGGGTTCGTCGAACACGCGGCGGCGGCGCGCGCCGTCCTGGAAGTAGATCGACAGATTGTCGAAGCGCGTGATGAGGATCGCGTTGTCTGGGAAGTAGGGCACGCGCGCGGCCGGCAAGCCGCCAATGCGTTTCTGGCTGATGATGATGTCGGCCGCCAAGGTTTCCGTGGGCGCCTGCTTGGTGTTGACCAATGGGAAATACTTGTCATTCAACAGCTTGCGCCCGACGATGGCCACCAGGTTGGTGTCTTCCTGATACCACGGGTCCAGCAGGTTGACGGCGTCCGTCACGGCCGCGTCCAGGTTGGCATAGTCTGCGCCGTCCACGTCGCCGATGATGACCTTGCCCGGCATGCCAGCGGCCACCAGGCCCAGCACGCGCTCGGGCGCCTGTTCGCGCAGGTGCTGCAGCCAGCCTTTATTGACGTCTTGCAGCAGCGGATTGGCGGCCAGGTCGGTGGTGGCCATGACTTTCACGCCATTGAAACCGATGACGATGCGGTCCAGCGCCTGGCGCGTCAGGATGGCATTGGCCACGCGCGATTGAAAGTCCTGAAACTTGGCCCAGGCGTCCAGCTTGGCATAGCTCAAATGCGTGTCGAAGTTGGTTTGTTCGCAGCGGTACTTCGTGCTGTCCATGGTGGACAGGTCGCGCGTTTCGCGTTCCTTATCCTTGGTGTTGGTGCGGCTGGCAATCGGGCCGGACACGCCCAGGCCCAGCTTTTCGCCCTCCTGCTCGCCCACGCCGATGATGTTCACTTTCGACAGGAACTCGCTCGATTCCTGCATCTTGTTTTCCAGCTTTTGCTGCACGCTGGGCGTGACGCTGAAGGTCTTGGCCACGTTGTCCGTGTCGTTCAGTTGGCCCAGGCGGGTTTCATATTGGGAAAATACCTGGCGCGTTTGCTTTTTCATGAATCATTGCTCCGTTGTTGAATGGGGGAAAGAAAGGGCGCGGGCGCTTAAAACTCGGTCTGCACGGCGCCGTCATTGCCGGTGGCGGCAGGGCGGCGCGGGCCGTTGCCGGGCGCCGCGTCCATCTGCGCCTTGAAGGCGGCCAGCTCGTCCTGCGTGGTCTGCAATGCCGTTTCGGCCGCGTCGATGCGCTTCGCGGCTTCGGCGTAGTTGTCGTTGGCGGTGACGACGTGGCCAGCCAGCGCCTGCACGGCTTCGCTGATGTCGGCGAACTGCGCGGCGTCGGTGCCGGATTTATTGGAGAAGCGCGACAGCAGGTTTTTCACGGCGTCGGCCAGCTTGATGCCCTGCTCTTCAAACTCCAGTGTCACCTCGACGGCGGACGTGAACAGGTTGGCGCTTTGCTGTTTGCGGCTGGCGGAGAACTTCAGCGCCTCGGTGCCCAGGCTGGCCGGACTGTCGGTGACGCCCAGGCCGACCAGGTAGGGCTGCGATGAGTCGGCAAAGTCGGGCTGAATTTCCAGGCTGGTGTACAGCTTCTGTTTAGCCTTGTTGATGGCCACCAGTTCCGGCGTAGGCTCGATCTGCGCGAACAGGGCCAGTTTCTTGCCGCTGTCGGTGTCCACCTCTTCGGCTTTCACGGCGATCACGTCGCCGTAAGCCTTGAACTGGCTGTCGGGCAGGATGCCGCGAATGTGTTCCAGCCAGATGCGCGCGCCGTAGGTTTTCGGGTTGTAGGTGGCGGCGATCTGCTCGATGGTGGCGCGGTCGATGTTGCGGCCGTCCGTGGTGGCGCCTTCGGTGGCGACGCGGAAGAATTGGGATTTAGGCATGGTGGCGTGTCTCGGTTGATCGGATAACGCCATGGTCAACGTCTTGGCGCTGCGATTCAATGCGGTGCGGGTTGCTATGGGCCATAGCGACTTCTGCCTTCCCCCGCTCCGCGCGCGCGCGGCCTACGCTGGCGGCATGCTGACAATCGAGAAAACAAGCGAACAAACCACCGACCAAATCATCGGTGAAATGGCCGTGCCCGAATCTGAGCCGCGCCGTGCCGCGCGCGCCCTGTACTGGAAGGGCTGGCGTATTTCGTCCATCGCCCGCCACCTGGGGATCAAGCGCAGCACCATCAACAGCTGGAAAGAGCGCGACGAGTGGGACAAGGCCCAGGCCATCGAGCACGTCGAGGCGTCGGCCGAGCTGCGGCTGGTGAAGCTGATCGAAAAAGAGGTCAAGAGCGGCAGCGATTACAAAGAAATTGACCTGTTGGCGCGCACCATCGTGCAGATGGCGCGCGTGCGCCGCTATGAGCAGCCGGGCGGCAACGAGGTCGATCTCAATCCCAAGCTGGCGAACCGCAACGCCGGGCCGAAGAAGAAGCCGACGCGCAACGACTTCAGCGAAGAACAGAAAATCCAGCTGCTTGACGCCTTCCAGGATTCGCTGTTCGATTACCAGAAAGTTTGGTATCGCAATGGCGACCAGCGCACGCGCGCCATCCTCAAAAGCCGCCAGATTGGCGCCACCTGGTACTTCGCCCGCGAGGCGCTGGCCGACGCCATGCAGACGGGGCGCAATCAGATTTTCCTGTCCGCTTCGAAGTCGCAGGCCCACGTCTTCAAGCAATACATCGTGCAATTCGCGCGCGAGGCGGCCGGCATCGAGCTGACGGGAGACCCCATCGTCTTGCCGAACGGGGCGCATCTGTACTTCCTGGGCACCAATGCGCGCACGGCGCAGGGCTACCACGGCAATTTCTACTTCGATGAATTTTTCTGGACACAGAACTTCCAGGAGCTGAACAAGGTGGCCTCGGGCATGGCCATTCACAAGAAATGGCGCAAGACCTACTTTTCCACGCCATCCTCGACCACGCACCAGGCCTATCCATTCTGGACGGGCGAGCTGTTCAACAAGCGCCGCGCCAAGGCGGACCAGGTCAATATCGACGTCAGCCACAGCCGCCTCTCGTCGGGTTTTACGGGCGAGGACAAGATCTGGCGCCAGATCGTCACCATCCTCGACGCCGAGCGTGGCGGCTGCAACCTGTTCGACATCGACGAGCTGCGCAACTTCGAATACAGCCCCGACCAGTTCGACAACCTGCTGATGTGCAATTTTATTGACGACTCGGCCTCGGTGTTCCCGCTGGCCGAGCTGCAGCGCTGCATGGTCGATTCCTGGGTGGAGTGGGACGACTACAAGCCGTTGCTGGGCCTGCGCCCGTTCGGCAACCGGCCCGTGTGGATCGGCTACGACCCGGCCTTGAACGGCGACAGCGCCGGCTGCGTGGTGCTGGCGCCACCGATGACAGCCGGCGGCAAGTTCCGCATCCTGGAGCGCCACCAGTGGCGCGGGCAGAGCTTCGAGGATCACGCCGACGCCATCCGCCAGATGACCCAGCGCTACAACGTCGAATACATCGGCATCGACACCACGGGCATGGGCATCGGCGTGCTGCCCATCGTGCGCGGCTTCTTCCCGGCGGTCACGGCGCTGAACTACTCGCCCGAAGTCAAAACGCGCATGGTCTTGAAGGCAAAAAACATCATCAGCAAGGGCCGGTTGGAATTCGACGCCGGCTGGACCGACATCGCGCAATCGTTTATGGCCATCCACAAGACCCTCACCCCCAGCGGGCGGCACGTGACCTATGTCGCCGGCCGCAGCGACGAAACCGGCCACGCCGATCTGGCGTGGGCCTGCATGCACGCCCTCGACCACGAGCCATTCGAAGGCACCACCGACAACCACCAATCATTCATGGAGATTTATTCTTGAGCAAAGCACGACACTTGCGCGCGCGTGGCCAGCAGGCCCAGGGCGCACCATCACCAGCGGCCACGGCGCCGGCCGCCGCCGGCATCGAGGCGTTTTCCTTCGGCGACCCGACGCCCGTGCTGGAGCACGCCGATATCCTCGACTGCTTCGAATGCTGGAAGAATGGCCACTGGTATGAGCCGCCCGTCAACCTGGCCGGCCTGGCCAAGTCCTTCAATGCAGGCGTGCACCACAGCAGCGCCATCCACTTCAAGGCCAACGTGCTGACGTCCACCTTGATGCCGACGAAATACCTGTCGCGCGATGGTTTCAAGCGCATGGCCCTGGACTATCTGACCTTCGGCAATGCCTACCTGGAAGACCGGCCCAGCCGCAGCGGCAAGGCGTTGACGTACCAGCATGCGCTGGCCAAGTACATGCGGCGCGGCATCGATCTGGATACCTACTTTTTCGTGAACGGCTACCAGGCCGTGCACCAGTTCGACAAGGGCCGGGTGTTTCACCTGATGGAGCCGGACGTGAATCAGGAGCTGTACGGCGTGCCGCAGTACCTGAGCGCCCTGCAATCGGCCTGGCTCAACGAGGCGGCCACGCTGTTCCGCCGCAAGTATTACAAGAACGGTTCGCACGCCGGTTTTGTGTTCTACATGACGGACGCCGCCGCCAACACCCAGGACGTGGACAACCTGCGCCAGGCCATGCGCGACAGCAAGGGGCCGGGCAACTTCCGCAACCTGTTCATGTACGCGCCGAACGGCAAGAAGGACGGTATCCAGATCCTGCCGGTATCGGACGTGGCCGCCAAGGACGAGTTTTTCAACATCAAGAGCGTCACGCGCGACGACCAGCTTGCCGCGCACCGCGTGCCGCCGCAGCTCATGGGCATCCTGCCGAACAATGCCGGCGGCTTTGGCGCTGTCGAGCCTGCCGCGCGCGTCTTCGCCCGTAACGAGCTGGTGCCGCTGCAGGCGCAGTTCGAAGCGATCAACGAGTGGGCCGGCGTGGAAGTGGTGAAGTTCGCCCCGTATGACCTGGCCACGGGCGGGGAGGGCGCGCAATGAGCGACCACGTCGACAACACCGACAAGATCATCTTTGCCGAGGTGGCGCGCGGCCTGGCTGCTGTGCGGCGTCGGCCCGCCCTGGTGGCGCACGGCTGCTGCCACTACTGCGACGAGGCGCTGGCGCCCGCGCTGCTGTTCTGCAATGTGGACTGCCGCGACGACTACGACAAGGAGCAAGCGGCCAAGGTGCGCGCCGGCCGCACAGGATTAATCACATGCCAGTGA